TGTGTCCTTACTCCATTCATCTTTATCTTTGATATACATCGTTTCTCGTTTGATGTCCGTACAATGTATAGGTCGCTTTGTGATATCCATACCCTTTAACCGTTCCATGATCATCTTCGTCATACCATTCACATACCCATGATGTCCTATGTATTCTATCTCATCTATTTGCACGTCCAGATTACCAAGGAAGTCTGTTATGTTCATTGCGTCCTTACATGTATCATTGAGGAAAAAATTAAGATTAAACTGATTGTTATTGTTTGTGGTGTTATTGTTTATGATTTGAGAATTCTTTGCTACTTCCATTATTTGGGAATTTTGCTCAATCAATAATTTCTTAAAATCTGCATTTTCTTTTATTAATGTATCCATTATGCTAACAATTTGAGGGTCTTGTACTTGTATTACTTGTGGGGTCGGTGCAATATCTGTGGTATTTGTATTTATATCTATGTTACATTTCTGTTTATGATACCATAAACTATTTCGGGCTTTATATACCTTACCACAATTGCACTCAAAATATTCGGCGTTTTTTGGCGATTTTTCCGTTCTATTTGTTCTATTTTTATGTTTTGCAGTCAATATGTGTCTATTATATTCACTTTTTTTGCTGCAATTAAAGTTGCATTCTGTACAGTTATATTTTTCGGCGTTTTTTGGCGTTTTTTTCATTCTAAATGTTCTATATAATTAGAACAGAAAAAACGCCTAAATCCTTTTTCCAATAAATTATAAATTTTTTTTCAGTAACAAATTTTTTTTATAAATTCGGGTTTTGCTGCATTATGCTCACAACTGGATTTTCGTGTTTTTTCCGAAAAAGAAATGGCTGGACTTTTCAAAAATGGACATTTTCAGAATGTCCTTTTTTCGAAATCTGAAAGAGTTTTTTATTTTGTGTTTTTTCTGATAACTATATAAATTCAAAGAATGATATAAAGAACCATCTGTGTAATTATCCCATTATTGTACTATTTGCACCAATCCAGTAACATAGTATTGTATATGTTGTATTACACTGGCAGCAGAATGGTCATGGACGTCCTACCGCATAACCATCACAAATATATGTTTCTTCTTCTGGAAAGTAAAAACCACGTAACGGTACGGGAAGCAATCGGGGGAGACACCCTTTTTTATTATACGGATAACCGACGTTATTCAAAGTATTTATCTTTGTATATTTTAAGTATGGAAGTAATATCATTGAAATCCTTTTTAAAATTATTTCATGTAAAAAATGAAAAACAGTGTACTGTGAAACATTTAATGACAAACGCACACGTGCAAATTGGAACAAAACTACGTAAATTAAGGGAATATAAAGAAGATAAACAAATATCAAATGATACCATCAAAATATTATGTGAAAACATAAATAATCGTGATGAGTATTTAACGCGGTTTTATAATTTATCGTTACAAATACATCCTGATAAATTAAGTATAAGTGATACAGGTATTAATCCTATGCGGAATCGTGAGATGAATAACAATCAACAAATTGTGTTTAAAAATATTATTCGTAATTTGCATATGTTTGATATATTGCAACATACGAAATCAGGTATAGAGAACGTCCCCACATTTTTTGATATGTTGTATGATTTGTATTTACATGATATAATTGATTATAAATTATTGACACCAAGTGCAACCCATTATATTAAACACGGGCGTATTGGTAGCGTGTTCTCTTCTTATTATTTTAGAGCGTCCATTATGAACCCATATTTAGTATATTCATTAAACCAAACGGTGTTTCAAGCGAAACGAGTATTTAGCCCGACACTTGGCTGGTCTTCCTACTGTTATGGTTTTTTAGAATCCCCGTATACGTCTGAATATGTAGGGACAGATGTAATCCCGAGCGTATGTGAAAAAACAAAGGAGATTGCAGATATATATCTTCACCAGAAAAACATAGATATTTATTGTAAGCCTTCTGAAGATTTACATAAAGATAAACGGTTTATGTCCAAGTACCGAGAACATTTTGATTTGGTATTTTTTAGTCCACCGTATTATGAGTTGGAGTTATATAATAGTAAAGACCAAAGCACCGACCGATATAAAACATATGAGGAATGGCTAAGAGAATATTGGGAAGAAACAATTAAATTATGTCATCATGTACTGGAAAAATCCGGAAAATTATGTTATATATTATCGGGGTATGGTTCTCAAACTGGTTCAACACATGTCAACCTATTAAAAGATATGAATTCTATTACCAAGAAATATTTTGGTATCCCTACCACACAACCGATGTATAATAAAAATGTTCATGTAACATCTCATCGTGAAACGGGAGAACAAATTATGATTTTTACAAAACGTTGATAATCAATCATTTATATGATTGATTATCGGTTGGGTTTTAACAATTATTTACGTTTTCGGTATGTTCTCTTTTTTGTCTTTTTAGATTTTCCTTTTTTCTTACCTTTTCTTGTTTTACGTTTACTTTTGGTTTTCTTACCACCATAGAAATCTACTTCATTTCTAATCATATTGGAGACTGGTTTAGTTCTTGATTTCCAAATATCAAATTCAAATGTTATCTTGCCTTTTTTATCCTCGTGTACTTTAAATAAACCAGTTGAAGAACTAATATCGGGGTTTTTGGTAATTTGTGCTTTTCCAAAGTCTAATATTACAACTTTATCATCTGTTTTGCGTTGAACAATATTTTCCTTATGGGTATCAAAATGATAAATATTATGGTCACGTAATATGTCTAACGCTTTCATTGCATTCTCAACATTACCTTTTTGTAAGTCTTTATGTTCAATATAATCCATTTCAATGATTATTCTACAGTTTTCATTTTTTAAATCAATAAGATAATGATTTGTTATCTTTGGTATTATGCTATCAGTTTCATTTTTTAATATGTCATATGCCAGTTTTTGCATTGCTATTTCTAATGTTATCATAAATATTGTTGCATATTCTTCTTTCTTCACTATAAAATCTTTAAATGTTTTACCATCAATATCTAGAGTTACCGTTTGACTATCAACATTATATGCATACGGTTTATTATTATAAACAAGTTCCCAACCTGCTGATGATTCTTGTTTTTTTGGAACAGTTTTAGTATCTATGTATGCGTCAGGTGTTTTTTCTTTTTCAAAATTATCTTTGACTTCCATATATTTTTCGTATATGCGTTTGATGTTTTCGTTAGTATCTTTATCTTTAAAATAAAAATTTATAAATTCTTCTTCTGTTGGTTTTACGATGGGATCTACTGATACGGTTAATCCTAATCCGGATAATCTGGATTTGGGACGCGGAGATGATGCAGTTGATGATATAGTCATATCACCCATGTATTTTCCAACTTCATCATCATCTTTATTATCTGTAGGTTCATTTTTAATAACAGGAGGTTTAAAAATTGATTGAAATTTATCCATGTAATAAAATATAAAGAGAAAATTATACTAATGTTTTTGGATAATTATTTACTTTCCAAGAGCCTAAACAATGATGAATACCGATATGACCAAATCGGTTAGGTTGTTGGTCATCGGTTGCTAATAATAAAACAGAATTGGCATTATAATCAATATAAGATTGTGTAACTAATAACGGTCCAGTAGTGCAATAAACATAAACTTGAGACGGCGGGTCACCATTTTCAGATAGTGCAATTCTAATATTTTCAGGTGATATTCGTTGACATACAATATTGTCAATAATTTGTTTTATAAAAGGGTGTCGTGGAGGTGAATAAAAAGCATAATTACCAATAAGATTAGTGTAATTTTGACAAGTAATAATAGAATCAGTTATATTAAATAATTCAATAGGAAAAACACATTCATTATCACAGTCATAATATAATTTATCAAGAGGAAGTACAAGTTCAACATCTAAATCAAGATATACACCACCATAATAGTAGATAACCAGATAGCGGAAGAAATCAAGCTGTTGTATTTTATGCTTTAAATGAACAAAGGTATTATAGTGTTCAGGCATTTTTGTTTTGATAAATGTAACGATTTCATTATCATCAAAAAACATATAGTTCCAATCAGGATTTAATTCTTTTACTTTTCGTACTAAGGGTTGATATAGAGTAGGTACATCATGTGTTTTCCAGGTTTGTATTATATTCATGTATATACAATACAAATTATTTTTATATTTTTTAATCAATATCTTCAATAGTTTTAATAATATGGTCAGGATAATTCATGTCTTTTAAAACTCTAACACCTCCTTTCATTTTAGATATTCCTTTTTTGATTTTATAAGTATATTCAAACGAACCATCAGGATTAACATTAACAACCATTTTGTAATTTTGTATATCATTAGAATTTTTGAATTTTTTGCAGATCGATAAGTAATGCGTAGTTAATATAAATTTAACATTATGATGTTGATGTAAATATTCTAAAAATGCATAACCAGCCTTGGATGCTTCAGTAGGATTTGTTCCAGAGTATAGCTCATCAAATAAACAGAAATGACGAAATTTGGAGTCATTATATTGACTAATAGTATCAATAATATCTTTGCATCGCCTGGATTCAGCTTGAAACAAACTGTCTCGTCCAGATGTGTCAGGAATATTCAAATATGAGTGTAAATGAGTAAATGGTGTGAGTGTGGCAGATGTATAGAATCCACAACCAATTTGTTGCGAAAAAATAATATTTAACGCGGTGGATTTTAATATAGTAGTTTTCCCAGATTTATTGGGTGATGATATAATCATATTTTTCTCAAAATTACAATTATTTTTAACCGGGTTCTCATGAGTTAATCCGGGATAGTATTGTTTTTGAAAGGAACAACTTTGTTTATGGTCAAATGTCGCATACGAAACAATATTAGCTTGTATATTTTTATGAATACCTAATAAATTATCTATATATCCGTGAAATCCCACCGAATAACGAATACAATTTTCATATATAGGATTAGAATAAAGTTTATAATAACATTGTAGCATATATCCAGATGTATTAAATTTTTTCAAATTATTTTCAAAAATATAAATATCATTGAGTTCTCGTCTTATATCATATAATACAGATATGTTTTCGTTATTGACCCGATTGAAATCCTTATAAGATTTGCAATTGTTGGAAATGGTTGTAAATGATTCCATAGAATAAATAGTGTAATCAATATAATCACGTAATTCCAATAAATTCTTATTTATATTAATAATATTAGCATAGAAGCGTTTACATAATAAAACATTTTGATATATTTGGAAAATATACATACCGAACATAAATAAAATATATACAATTTTATCCCAGCTAAGTGATTGAAAGCTGGTAATCGCTTTTCCAATAAAATGATTTTTGGCAACATTTTGTAGAGTTTTAATGTATATATCAATAGTAATTGGTACTCCTTGGAGCTTTAATAGAATAAATGGAAATATAAGAAATAAAATAGGTAGTGCAAAACTAACAATAGGCGACAGTACATGTGCAACAGATAACGCTTGTAAGAATGTGGGCGAATCATTAAAATGTTTTAACATTTCCCATTCTATAAAATTGTATTTTTCTAAAAAGTACTCGTCCATCTTGATAGACTTCCAAATATTTTTAACCGTATCACAATTTAAATCATATTTGTATTGGTATAGGTCAATACAATGTTGATAATCCGTTATATTGGTTAATATGTGTTTTGTATCATTTAAATATAAAACATCATTGGTAATATGCTGTTGCCATAAAGGAATTATATTTTTCGCAAAGGTATGACTGGGATTGAATAAATAATCATACATAGTGTTAGTAGAATCGTAATTAGATGGTATTTTTAATTCTAAATCGTAAGATATTGTATCATTTAACGAAAATAGGTTGTCTTTGTCTAAATATTGAATAGGTAACTTAAATGTAGTATCGATATCAAATAATAAAACATCAGGCTCGGGTTCAGGGGTATCATTTGAAACGGTATTACTGGAAAAGTTCGGTATAAATGAAAACATTTCTATTACTATACATATTATAGTAATAAAAAGAAAATACGTTTAACGCATGTATAGATGAAAAGTTACATGGAAGATGTCCTGGTAGAAAATTCGTTAATCGTAATGCTATAATGAGATTCAATGCGTTTCATAATATGAAGGTCGTCTTCAGTTACAAAATTAATAGCTAATCCCTTTCTACCCCATCGTCCACCTCGTCCAATGCGATGTAAATAAGTATGCACACATTTTGGAATGTCAAAATTAATAACGGTACCAACTTGTTGTATATCAATACCTCTTGCGGTAATGTTCGATGAAATTAAAACCCGGTATTTACCAGCACGGAATTCATCGAGTGCTTTATTACGCATACCTTTTTCCATAGAACTATGTATACAACAAACAGGAAATCCTTCGCGAATCATAGCATCATATAAATCACTGACCCGTTTTACATTATTAGTATAAATAATGGACTGTGAAACAGTGAGATTTTCAAAAATTTGTTTTAACATTTCAAATTTATCATTGTCAGTATACATAGCAACATAATATTGTTCAATACCCTCAAGGGTAAGGTTTTCTCGTTTCATAGTAATATTAATAGGTTCTTTCATAAATTTATCGGTAAGTTGTAATACATCTCGGGGTAAAGTAGCACTAAAAATAGCAACTTGAATATTTTCACTAAAATAATTAAAAATAGTATGAATTTGTTCTTTAAACCCTTGTGATAACATTTCATCGGCTTCATCTAAAATAAATAGTTTTACTGTATGTAAACAAAGGTGTCTCCGTTTGACCATATCAAAAATACGTCCAGAACAACCAATTACAATATGTGGAGTAGCTTTACGTAGACTATCAACATCATTTTGTACTGATGTACCACCGATTAGAAGTTGTATTCTCAATCTGTCCATAAATTCACTAATCTGTTTAATAACATTGTAAATTTGTTTAGATAATTCTTGTGTAGGTGCAATAATAATAACTTGTAATTGTTCAAGTGATATATCTATAGTTTGTAATGCACTTATAGAAAATGCACCAGTTTTACCAGTACCAGATTGTGCTTGTGCGATAACATCATTCCCAGAAATAATAGGCATTATAGCAAGTTTTTGAATTTGACTAGGCGTTTCAAATCCGCATGCATAAATTCCTCTAAGTAAATTATGGTTTAAGTTAAGGTCATCCCAAATTTTGATATCATTGTTGTTTTTATTGTTGTTTTCATTATCAAATTCACTCATAATTGCTAATATATATAGTTATTAACGTTTAAGCTTATTATAATATAATATAATATAATATATTGTATCAACATATATAAATATTAAACATACTATATAGTAGTAGCAAATGATGTATGATATCGATGTATTTAATTCGGTTATTAGTACAAATTCAACATTCACTTTACCTGAAAAGGTGATTTCAAACATTAATATATTACATAACCTAATTGGGGTGCCTAATAAAAATGAAACTGTTGTACGTAAGCCGTATCGTGATACTGCTGACAATTGGAAGAAAAAAGAGGCATTTAAAGCAACAGTAGTAACTAAATTGGAAGGAGTCGAACAAATTATTGGTGATATTAAAAAACTTATGAATAAATTGACTACAAAAAATTATAATGATATTTTTAACAAAATTGTAGAATTAACTGATCAATTACTGGATAATAAAGCTGATTGTATAGACCAAGTTATTAATATATTGGTATCGGTATCATGTAATAATAAATATTATTCAGACTTATATGCAAAAATATATATGAGTATGACTCATAAAGATGAAAGTTTCGTAATAGGAAAACAAAATATAATAAATGATTATTTACTTGAACTGACTAATATTATTACAGTAGACTCTACAGTGGATTATGACAGATTTTGTGACGCAAACAAGAAGAATGAGCAACGTAGAGCCAGATTGTTGTTTATTACTCATTTATATAAAGAAAAAGGGTATAACACTGCTGAATTAATAAATATTATGACTATATTAAACCAGATGATAAGTAATATACAAAAAGATGTACATAACGATAAACAAAATATTGATATTATCAATGAATTAACAGAAGACGTAAATGTGTTTGTTGGAAATATGGTGGATTGTATAAAAACAAATAATGAATTTACATTTATTTTAGATAACGTTCGTGAGTATTCGTCATGTAATACAACAGAATATCCTGGTATATCAAGCCGGATAAGATTTAAGTATATGGACATGTTGGATTTATTCAAGTAATTTAGATTAAAATATACGGAAGTATTATTATTTTTATTGTAATAGAGATAAAAATAATACTATTATGTATACAATATGTTGAAATCAAAAATTGAACCTGATTTGGTAGAATATAAATCACATTATGGTATCGATAATGATGATATTGATTATGATACCAGTGTATATGATTATGACATGGAAGGAATTAATATCGAAATAGCATTAGGTAAAATAAAATATACATTTGCAAGCCGTGGTGTATTATTTTGTTCGATATATCTTATTATCAATGATTTACCTAATTCACGAATTGGGGTTTTTGAAATTCATGAAAATAAAATACTTAATAGTATAACAGATGATGAATTAGAGTTGGAAAATGGAAATCTTTTATTCTTTGCATCTAATCGTTATATAAATAGGATGTTAGAAAAACAGAAACCAGAGGAAAAGAAAATAGATAAAGAACCGATAGAGATAACAGATATAGCAGTTATAGAAACAGACGATGTAATGAAATTAGAAATAGATGATAAACAATTGTCTACAGTTGCCTTAAAAATAAAAGATGAAGGTATAGATAATATATTTACAGATCTGGATGTGCATGATATACCAACCATGTTACCCGAGGAGAATAATTTAGATATGGAGAAAATAATAGCTGATTATAAAGAATCATCAAAAAATAATTGGATTGAATCATTTACTCGTAATAATCATTATAATATTCATAATAATGAAGGAGCAGGCGATTGTTTATTTGCAGTTATACGTGACGCATATCGTCAAATCGGTAAACAAACAACTGTAAAAAAATTACGTGGAGTAGTAGCAAAAGAAATAACTCAAGATATGTATGTTGAATATAAAGAATTATATACAAATTTTGTTACAGAGTATCAATCTATTGATAAAGAAATGATAGCAATACGTAAGATGATAAATGAATTAAAACGCAGAATAAAAAATAAAATAGATAAAACAGAACGAGATATAATATTAAAGGAAGCAACGGAATTAGAAACTCGTTATAATACATTAAAAACGAATCGAACAATTACAAAACAATTATTAAATGAATTTTTTTATATGCAAGATATAAATTCAGTTGAAGAGCTTGGCGATTATATAATGACATCAAAATATTGGGCTGACAATTGGGCTATTTCAAAATTAGAACAGGCGTTAAACATAAAATTAATTATATTAGATGAGTCTGCAAGTAAGAATGGTGATCCAGATGCGATTATGAATTGTGGACCAACTCATAATAAATTTGGTGAAAAAATATATTCACCCGATTATTATATTATGACGAGTTATAATGGTAGTCATTATGAATTAATTTCATATAAAAAAAAAAATATATTAAAATTTCGTGAAATTCCTTTTAATATTAAAACTATGATAGTTAATAAATGTTTGGAATGTAATTCAGGTATCTTTTATTTAATTGAGGATTTTCGTAATTATAAAGTAAAATTAGGGTTATCCCCCGAACAAGGTGCAAAAATAACAGATGATAAGGATATTATAGATAAGGATATATATGATAGTGATATAGTATTTATGTTTCATTCAAAATCTAACAACACACCGAATGCAGGTAAGGGAGCAGGTGAAACAATACCAGACGATAAAATTATAGAATATAATAGGTTGAATGAAAAATTAAAAACGTCTGTTGTATACAATTGGCGTAGAAAACTTGACGATTCTTGGGCTGCACCGTTTACTGTAGATAACAGACGTTGGAATACAATTACTCATTATGTTCTCGCCAGTCAATATAAAAAGGGTTATCCAGATTTTTATAAGGAATTTTCATTAGATAGTGAAAGTGAATTATCTACAAATTTGGATATGGCTATTGCAGCAACCAGTAAATCTGGTAAATTTGGGGATAAACAAGTAAGACCTGAAAATGTAACAGTTGATGCTGACTATTTTACAATGGGTACAGATTCACGAACAGAGCAAGAACGATATACCGCATTAGAATCTAAATTTACTCAAAATCTTGATTTACAACGAGTGTTAATGGAAACCAAACGGGCAAAATTAGTAAAATTTATTCGCAGACAAAATGTTGAACCAGATACATCATTAATGCAATTGAGGAAAAAAATAGAAAAAAAATAGAAAAAATGTTCTCGTTTTACAACATAGTTAAATATTTTGTAAAAAATTGATTTTTATATCATACTGTAATGGTATGCATCTTGTTAAAAAGCCTATTTTTAAGAATAATGATTAACACCGCAACCGACCCAATGACCATTGATGAACTGTTGGTTCATACGGAACCAATGGAGAATACTCAAACCGAACCATTTCTGCCAGTCGCAACAGAAGAACTTCTGTATGACCGTCCAAAGGAATTTACTCGCATGGAATTGGAAGAGGGGGAGTGGACCAGTATTTATATTCCAGTTTTATCAGATAAACTGGTACTCAAGAACCATAATGATATGGTTAATAAGTTTCAACCTAAGTTTTTAAGAGATTTTCTTGAAAAGGTTCTTCGTATTGGAAAGGTTCGTAGAATTGATTACGTTGACCGAGATATTCCAAACTCATCTACACCAGTAAAGGCAGCGTTTGTACATTTTGAATATTGGTACGATACCCAGACTGCTCGTAATTTACGTGAAAAGTTAAATACATATGGACAGTTTAGACAGAAGGGATACATGTATAAGGGCAAGAGATGTAATTTCTATCAACATAATGGTGATATTAATGACACTGCTCGTCCTGGATATTTTGATATTCGTATCAATCATAAGCCAATTGAGGAAACAGAATGTGATTGGAATATTCATCAATTGTATGCTGAAAATAAGCGACTTGAAGAAGAAATGTCTATTGTCCAAGATGCAAATCTACAAATGCAACAAACTATGGAAGAACAACGTTGCATGATTTGTAATATGCAAACTGAGATGAATTATTATCGTTCATTGTATTTAACCAATGAAAACCAGAATAATATGGAACAACAATCAGGGTATTATACAGTTGATGTTGAACAAGGTCAACCATCATTGGAGAACCGTACTGGTGCAATCGGTGTTCCACCACCAAATATGGTAGACACAGATGATGATGATGTCTTTACGCAACCAGTATTGACACGGTCTGATGCTCTATCTTTGATTCCCACTGAATAATGATAAAATATAAAAACTACAAAATTATAAAACAATAAAAAACGACTATGGGGAGTCTTTTTTATTTCATCTCATATACAGACATTCTAAGAGTTGTTTTCATATGAGTAGGTATATTTTCTATTGTACGATTCATATCTTCTATAAATGTAGAATTATTATATAATTTTTGTACAATATTACAATATTTTTTCATATTGGTTTTCAACTTAGTATTCTCCTTATTAAAATTAATCGTATAACCATTTATTTTGATACATTCTTTTATATAAAAATCTATATTATACATGAATATACATTTGATAATATAATATGATAATACATGGGTATTGTCTTTATAATTTAAATTAGGTGAATTATCAACAGCATTTGTATGCAACAAATCAGTATATTGTGTTTGAAAATGAGCAAGTATTTTAGAACTTTGAAATAATGAAAACATTTGCTCATTGTATATCATATTTTTCAATTTATTTATACATGTTTCAAGCCATTTCTCTTGATTATTACTCCATCTCGTAGAAAAAAAAATAATAAACATATTATTACAAAGTTCTGCCCATATTTCACAATATGTTTCAAAAATACGCACATCGGCTACAACGTTAAATATGGATAACATATGTTTATCGGTATTACGATGGTTAAATTGAGCAAAATCAAGACCAAGACTATGAAATGTTTCATGAATAAATACTTTAAACCATTCTTCCTCCCGAAATATATGAATAGCATTATTTGTTTTACACGCATATGTATATGCCGTATTGACATGTTCTCGGTTTAAATCACTCTTTTCTATTTTTGGTAATTGTTTTTTATCGGGGGTTAATGATAAATAAATTGTGAGTGATTGAGAACATTCTTCGTCCGCAAAAAAAGTAGCGATATATAACCACATATATATACGACGAATCATACCTTTCAACTTTTGATTATTATAAGTTTGTGGAGTCCCTATATATATGATAATATTGCGGTTATTAATTGTAAAAGTACTATTGTAATAATGATGAATATTATTTTGTAGAGATTCTTGAATTTCAGCGGGATAGTATGAGGTATCAATATCATTTTGTTTATTTATTTTATTAAGTTGAATACTTTCATTATTTAATTTCCATTCTTCATTAGCATAAGCAATACGATTAAATAATAATGAGAGGATTTTGGTTGTACTTGGTGAAAGTTGAATAGATTCTATATTATATACAGGTACCAATGAATTTTTAATATATGTTATAATTTGGGTTGATGTGTCTGTTAGCATAATTAATCTATGTTTAGAAAATATTTATATACAAGTGAAGATTTCAATTCGCACACCAAAGGTGTGCTATGATTGGAATTCCCTGTCATATGGGAACAATCCAAAAAAGAAAAACAACCGATTGATATATAACTAGCTTAAAGTTATAATAATGTATTTATTAAATGAGTAACTGGATTGAAAATAAAAAAATTATTACAAAAGTTTATAAACAACTTAGGAAGCAATCAAATGGTGGCTTTATAGCTAAACATAATTGGACATGTTGTACTTCTTGTGGATGGGCCGAAATACCCGACGCTCAAAATATTGTATTTTATCATATGCAAAATACAGATAGCGCTAAAAAATATAATAATATTTATTTATCATGGAGTGGAAATGCAGAAAAGATTATCAGCGAATTTGAAAAACATAATGTTCAAGTTGAATGGAACGGATTAACAACTAATAAAATTAAAATTAATTTTAATTAAAAAATGCTTCCACTATAAGAATCTACAACCTCTATGGGGAAATTTAATCCGATATGTGGATTTAAATCTTCAACGGTGTAAAATTGATTCATACTAAATATTATAATGATAAGCATAAACACTAAAAAACTCGTATAAAAATGGGAATCAAAAATTTAAACCGGTTTTTAAAAGAAAATTGTAGTAAAAATGCGATACGAAAAATAGAATTCCATCAACTGAATTCTAAGAAAGTAGTGATAGATGTAAGTATTTATATGTATAAGTATATGGCTGAAAATGCACTTATTGAAAATATGTATTTATTAATATCAATGTTACTATCAAATAATATAACACCTTTGTTTGTGTTTGACGGAAAACCACCGCCTGAAAAATATGATCTGCTGCGTCAACGTAAAGAAGATAAAACAATCGCAGAATCTAAATATAGTGAGTTGTTAATCAAGTATAATAATATAGATGATAAAACTGAAAAACAAAATATGATGCAACAATTAAATGAATTAAAACACAAATTTGTTCGTATAACGAAGACAGATAAATGTCGGGTAAAACAATTATTAACTGCATATGGAATTATGTATTATGAATCTGTAAATGAAGCTGATGAAGTTTGTGCGTACATGGTAAAGTCTGGAAAAGCATGGGCATGTTTAAGTGATGATATGGATATGTTTGTATACGGTTGTACACGAGTGTTACGTAATGTTAGTTTATTACAGCAATCCGTGATTTTATATGAGATACCAATTATTTTAAAAGAATTGTGTATGCCAGAGGAACATTTTAAACAGATTATGGTCTTATCTGGTACGGATTATAACATGCATACAACCACTTCATTGGACCTCACTATTTCTTGGTATACTAAATATAAAAGCTGGTTGTTAACTAATGAAACGCTTGGCGATATTACTTTTTACAATTGGTTATTGGTAAATTGTAATTATATTACGGATATTGATACATTAAATAATATATGTGATTTATTTACTATGAATCATATATATAAAGAACCATCATTGAAAGACATAGAAATCGTGTTGGGGTGTAGTAATCATACCGAATTACACAATATAATGGAACAAGAAGGGTTTGTATTTACTTGAGCAGTGATGATATATAGCATCCTTTGAAATCATGAATACCTGTATGAGTTAAATTAATACTTATATCTGCCCAAATTTCACCGTTAATTAATGTCCAACGATTGCAAAACAACCAATCTTCTGATAGATAATGGTCGTCAACTACACCACAATCAAACAATGCATAAGCATATTTATTTTCATCAGTTGTTAGAAAATTAATATCATCTGTATATTTGGTAGAAGAATATGATTTCGTCATTTCATTAATTACATCTCGTTGTATCATCATAAATCCAGTAGCAACATGCTTAACTCGTGTTAAGTTGTTTTTTATTTGAACCTCCTTTGAGATATAATTAACATTATATGTTAATAAATTCATTTCTATAGCATCTATATCGGTTATTTCGTGAAGATGTGAATTATTTTTTACATTGAGCATTTCTTGTACTTGATTTGGGTTTTCTTCGGTGGGTACCAGTTTATCCAAATTATATTTTTTTAATGGATATATACCACCTATGATTGGTTTATCTGCAACCAACAACTTGAATATATCTGTTGGAATCCATGTTATATCATTATCAATAAAAATAATATGTGTCATATTAGGGTCATTCATTGCCTTGGCAATTAAATTGTTTCGGGCACGCGTAACTAAGCTATCACTTTTACAAAATAAAACTTCTATATGAATTCCCAACTCTCTACATAGTTCTTTTGTCTTCAATAAACAATCTATATAATTTACAAAACAGACGCTACCAAAACAAGGTGTTAAAATATAAATAACAGGTGGCTTTTTTTTTTTATATTCAATCAATGCATCGAATATATTTATGATTTCTGTATCACTATCCATTTTATTAAGTATTTGAAAATATAACTTTATATAGTTTATTTTCCAATACAATTGTAGTGTAATTATAGGGTAAAGCTATTTTTACATATTTTCAAAAGAATGATTCAATTATTTTGAAAATATAAGTATTTTTTGTGTGTTTTTTTATTTATAGTTTGTCGCCTGGTTCTTCGGTTATTGCTACTGCTACATGAGCAACCGGCTGATCTGGTGATTTGGATTCATTATCACCTACACAAACTTTTTTAGGTTGCCAACAACACATCGTAAACCAGGTACCAAGAAACCAAACCATACAAGCATCCGAGCTATTTTCACATCCTTGATAACTATATACTGCAAACTGAGGGCACCAAAATTTAAAACAACAATTCGGAGGGTCCTCGTTTGTATTATCACGTCCACGTCGTCTTATACACAACCATATACATATACCTACAAAAACTATAGGTATCACTATAGCAGCAGTGACTGAACCAGGATCGCTCTCACAACATTCGCTAAAATCTGATGCACAACAAATATTTGAATTTGTTCCATCATAATCACACCATTTATCGGATGGTTTTTGAAATGCGCCACAATATCCATCCCAAACAGCCGGACAAGATAGAATATTACAACTGCCGATAGATGTTGTAGTTCCACATGATGCCCATGTATTTGCGATGTTATATCCATTCCCCATCGCCGAACATTGTGCAATACAATCAGCCCCCGAGGATGCACTTACATATACCTCATTATATGCATAAAAATTACTTTTTACCCAATCACCACCTGGACAGGTCGCATCGTAACAAGTATCCGTTGATGGATTATTACCCGAAAGATAACAATTTGTGTAAAGTGAATAACTTTGCTCTTGGTTAACTAATGATTGATAACTTGAGGGACCTTGCTGACACCAACAATCTATTATACCATAAATCTTAACTGGTAGTGCGAGTAATGCTATTCCAACTACAACCAATTTATTCATTGCTTATATTATAAGCACGTATTCTTTATATTAGTTATTGTTCTAAATACGTTACACCGACCGAAAAGAAAAATGAGACAAAATCCCATTAAAAAATTGATTATATTTTTATTATAATTCTATGCAAATTAACAACCATGAGTAATAATGGTAATCACGTGATAAATAATGATTTTATGGTTTTCGGCAGTATTAATGATGCTGAACAATATTTAAAAAAACAATATGGTTATTGTACTACATATTTTGTATCTAATTGCACATTGTCGGGACCTTATATTGATTGTTCGTGTATAGATCTTCACAGTTCTGACGATTTTGACAAAATTACACCGACTAAAAAGAAAAATGAGACAAGCTAAATATATTTAGGCAAAATTATTTAAAAATTATTTGATATTATAATATAGTATCAAATGAATAATATTGATGAACTCATACAAGAAAATCAATCGCTTAAAATTAAAAATCAGGAATTAGAACATAAATTACAAAAATATACTAATAGTGAAGGGCATAAAAGATATTATGAAAAAAATAAAGAGATTGTTAAAGAAAAGGGTAAATCCTATTTACACAAATTAAAAGAAGAAAACCCAGACAAATTAAAGGAATATAGACGAACTGCTTATTTGAATAGAAAATCAAAATTACAAAATACAACAATAGAAAATATTTAGGAATACATATATTTAATTAAAACTATTTAAAATTATTTTCTATTGTAGATATATAGAATGGTGAAAAAGAAGAAACTACATGACAATCCTGATAAATACAGATGTTTCAAAGTTCCTATTACTGCTATTTTACATAAGGATAAGAATATTGCTGAACGAAATATGATGATTTTACAAGATGCTATTTCACGAGCAAACAAAATCACTTCTAAGTCGTATTTGTTATTACGATTATGGGTTTTACAAAAATACCATAATGATATTGTTATTCCTGAAATTACAACGGATACTATTTCTATGGCGATGAAATCTGTATTGAAACCTTCCTCTGGTCCAAAACCAAAAGGTAATAATCAACTTTTACTACAAGAGTTTCAATCCTTATATGATTTTTCATTAGAGGATGGAAAAAACCTATCTTCTATATTAGATTATTATGCTACTACTATGCTAACATCTATTACCAATAACATTAAAATACACTTTTTTGATTATGTAAATCGGTTTATCAATTCTTATTTCAAGGCAATTTACAAGGAAGAAATTACCAATAAAGTATTCAAAAAACAACTCTTCAAAGAACTTCGTGTTGTGAAAAATGATATACTGAATAATACTTTGTTATGTGATGAAAAATACCATACATGGATAAATGAAACCAGATACAAAATCGTTCCAAAAGAGTATGATACAAGTTATTATTATGATGTGTGTTGCGAACCATACAAGTATCTAAATCATATGATTTTTATGTGTTTAGAACTGGAAGCATTAGAAGCAAAAGCATTTCAGTTTTTTCCAATCCAAACCAACGCTATTCCACGACATATTCAAATGGATACAAAGGCAATGGTGGAATTGTTTGTGGATACAAAACGAGATGAAAAACTAATGAAAATCTGTAAGTTTCCTGTAAAGGATGGAAAAATAATGAGTGCGACTTCTGGAAACCTGAATAATTGTCTGGAAGAAAACAAGGAGTTTATCTGGGATTATTTATGGGATGTGAAACAAACACGCAAAAATTATCAGTTTGATTATACGATTATTACAGATGGATATGCGACTTCTTTGCGATTTCTTCATAAAGATTATGTTGAAGAAGAACAACAAAAGAAAGATAAGAAAAAACAAGGTAAAAAAGCATTACAAGGTCTTACCAAAGAAGAAAAAGAAAACCGCAAAGAAGAAAAGAAAGAACAACAAAAAGAACTTATCAAACTTTTACGAAAACAACGCAAGGAAAATCCACCCAAGAAAATAGAAACAACCGACGAATTACCAGAGTTTCCGTATATTGATGAATTGCCGATGGAAGTGTTAAAGGGAAAACATATTTTTATTGACCCTGGAAAACGCTCGTTATTTACGATGATGGATGATAAAGGGAAGTTTTGTTCTTATACAAATGGTATGCGTATCAAAGAAACAAAACGATTAAAATATCAATCGTTGCTTAAAAACTACAAGGATAAAATCCACATTACAGAACCCGAACAAACACTCAATACTTTCAATTCCAAAAGTTGTAATATTGATAAGTTCAAAGAATATATCACAAAAAAGATGGAAGTAAATGATATAGTAGTTCCATTATATCAAAATATTCAGTTTCGTAAATACAAGTGGTATGCTTTTATCAATAAGAAACGAAGTGAAGATAATATGTTGAATATGATTGAGAAAAAGTATAGCAAAGACCATACCATTATCATAGGAGATTGGAGTATAGGGAAGCAGATGCGACACTTTATTTCCACACCTAACCTATCACTAAAAAGAAAATTAAAGGAGCGTTTCAAAGTGTATAACATAGATGAGTTTAGAACATCTTGTATATCCTACAAAACAAAAGACCTTTGTAAAAATCTGTATTTGCCTGATAAAAAAGGCGAAGACAGAAAAATCCACTCAATCCTAACATATCAAATGGAAAACAACAGGAAAGGGTGTATCAATCGTGATAAGAACGGATGTAGAAACATCCAATATGTATTCAACTACTACAAGAAGACAGGAAAACGACCAATGAAATATAGTAGGGAATACAAGTTTGAAAGAATAGCATCAACCACCGAAACGAAAGTGGAGGTTGTCAAGTGTGCTAACGCCTGAAAAGGTGCCTTTACACCACAATAAGAAAAAAGAAATGGACGATAATTTTATTTTTTAAGATAATTTTGTCTCATTTTTCTTTTTAGTCGGTGTAATTATGTTCACAATAAAAATACTATTAATTTAATATTTCCCAATGAAGGAATACGAGTGTCAGGAAATATATCATTTATGAATAAGTTCCCCTTTTTACGAACGTTATTGGGGGCAGAATTTAACAAAGATAATTTTGTTAAATACCATTATATTGAACATTTTGGAATAGAACAAGAAGAACAACAAGAACATATGGGGTCTACAACAATTATTATTGAGAACGATTTAGAATCCATATTGTTAGACCATAATTATACTATAAAAAGCAAACGTTGGATAACTAAAACATATTGGGAGGTTGAAGATGTTATAATTAGTAATCTATATACACTTATTGTACAATTTAACACCGAAAACTATTATGATAAAAAATTTAAAAGTTAAGATTGATGATGTAATACATTAGGAATATTCAAATAAATATTATTATAAGTAATATTTATTTTTTATTAAGAGTTATAGAAAAATAATATTTTGTTTGTTTTTATTACAGGTAGTTTTATTGTTTTTTTATTTTGTTATAAGTTACATTTTATGGGTATTTATGCAACAGTAGGGGTTGCCTTCTGGAAGTGATGCTTCATGTAACGTTGAAGGTTAAAGTAAGTGAGTTCATCGCCCTTGGCAACATTAAGTAGCTTGGTAAGCTTAGCGTCGGGGTGGATGATACGACCATTATTCTTGTCTTGAAGACTATGTGAACGGATATAGGTATTAATCTCCTTGCTTACCTCAGTGCGAGCCATCTCGGTTCCAATGGACTTACCAAGAAAATTTGCCAACTCGTCACTAATTCCAGTTGGTTTTACAAAACCAGAAGGCTTTCTATCGCCTGTATTACGACGCTTCTTGTTTGAAGCCTTAGCAGCAATCTTCATTTCACGAGCCATTGCCTTCTCAAGAGTCTTGTAATCACTCTTGACAGTTACGAATAGACCAGCAAGTTGCTGTAGCTTAGCACTAAACTCTGCCATCTTTACAACGATGGAAGGGGGTTCAACAACGGGAGCAGGCTCTGCAGGAGTTAGCTTGACCTCATTGACTGGGGCAGGAGCAGGGGCGGCGGTGGCGGCGGTGGCGGCGGCAGCAGCGGCCTTCTTGGTAGTCTTAGCCTTAGTGGCGGCGGGTGCGGGTTCAGTAGTAGTCTTAGATGCTCTAACCATTCTGGGTTTATATACTACATACTAACCATTGTTTTAAGTATGTTTACATGAATATATATATATTATATATTCAAATTATATTTCACACTGTATACAGTACCAAATGTGCGTACCATATTCATTTATATATTATTTAGTAAAACATTTAGTAAATCATTGAATCATATAACCATGGCATTGTATTGCGGGCGGGTTGTGATATTACCGTTAATGCAGTAAGTGCAAGTAATGTTCCTATTTTACGAACTTCAACATTTATTCCACTATATACTAAATTTTCAAAAACAATCAAACATGCTGTTTTTAATGCAGTTGTTGATAAATCCATATGCCTCACTGTATCCGGAAATATACCATCAAATGGACCATGTATTGGACATATATCGTTTTTTATTTCATATGATATTTGTCCGCGAAAATTCCATATATCATAAAAAGAACGATATAAATGTGTATATTGTATATGAGATAATACAGTAAACCATGAACTGTCTGTGTAGTTACCCAATTGGTCTATTTCTATAAACAATGAATTAATACGGTCATTTATTGGTTGTTCGCGTATATTAACTATACGCTGATATTGGTCTCTGTAGTCCACTTGAATAATTTCTATATGCAATACTGGGCGATAATTTGAATAAGAACTAACAACCACATCGGTATTTTGCACAAATTCATTTGCCATTCTATTTATAAAGTTCATAAGTTCAGGGCTGCGAGATGAAGATATATTTTGTTTATATGGGTCATGTATTGTATTCATAGACGGGTAAACAATTAATGATAGATTATATATGTGAATAATTTTTCTTTTTTGTCTTTTAGTAAATGAGTTTCTTGTATATGGATTAAATAACTTACGAGTTTTACGTAACATGGCGATTAATGATGTTATGTCAAAACCATACGTGAAATCATCTATATCTGTGTAACAATAAAAGTATTCGTTACTTATTTCATTTAAAGGCTCTAATGTTGAAAAATCTGTAATATTTGTACATGTATTACGTTTTAGATTAAATTCTTGGGTCATTCCACGTAATTTTGTTACAAAATATCTTCGGATATTTTTTTGTATTGTAATTGTACTTTGGATATGTTTAAAAAATTGAGTAATTCGTTCTATTAATACATTCTTTTTTCCAGAAACATGTAATTTATACATTTTACATACTTGCTTTAGTATTGGTATTGTATACGATTGTATTATAATCCCATTATTTATATAATCATTATAGGTAAATATTTCTAATTTCGGTCGAGGTTTATTCTGACGTTTACGTGTTTTAACTAACGGCTTATTTGTATCCATTTTTGGTTCTTCCAGTATAAGTGTATTTAACAAAATATCTATATTATCTATATTATCTATATTATCTATATTATCAACATTATCCATTTTATATATTTGTCTTATATTATATTATCTATATACATTATTTATTTTTATTATATTATTCACAATGCAAATTATACACCTTTGAACTATTAAAACCATACAAGTGCAGGTCGTGTTCAAATGAAACGTTGCCTATAAATGATTTAAGCCGCACTCAGGGAGTGAACCGACCAAGTCGTTAGACACAAAGTGTGTTGTGCATCAACGATTCACCACCGGATTGGACGAACATAAATCTGCATCGGTGTATATAAACGTAAAACCGCTGTATACTTATAGCTAATACGAATTTTTAATACTTATTCCTTTCTATATATGAAAAATTGATTTAAAGATGTGAGTATATTATGTTGTATATTTGTATACGTTTCGTTATATTTACAATGTCTAAGCCAGCTATCGTTTTGAACAACTCTGAATGGGATACTTCTGCTATTCGCTATATGCAACCAAAGATCAATGACCGTGGGGGGAAATCTATTAATATTATTAGTACCCAATCTAATCGTTCACTTCATATTTCTACTCCTCTCATGATGACATGGGGTATTAGTGATTTTGTGGATGAAAAGACTGGAGAATCTGATGGTAAGTTTAGTATGTCTTTGGTATTTCCAAATGAAGATTATAAGACTGCTGCTACGTCTGCATTTTTGACAAAGTTGAAGTCCTTTGAGAATCAAATCCTTGATGACGCGGTCAAGTACAGTGATGCTTGGTTTGGTGAAGATTTGTCAAGAGAAGTTGTAAAGCATAATTTCTTCCCATTCCTAAAGTATGCTAAGGATAAGCTTACAAAGAAGGTTGACCCTACCAAGTCACCATCAATTCGTGCTCGTGTGCCTAACTATAACAATAAGTGGGGGGTTGAGGTATATGATACTACGCAAAATCTATTGTTTCCTTGTGACAATGAGAATATGACTCCTATGGATTTTGTTCCAAAGAAGAGTCAAGTAGCAACTGTATTGCAGTGTGGTGGACTATGGTTTGGTGGCAAGGGTTGGGGTGTTACCTGGAAGGTTAACCAATGTGTTGTCAAGCCTCAGGAAGTCATCAGTGTTTACGGTAAGTGCCATATTCAGCTATCTAATGATGAGATTAATTCTATGAATGTATCTGCTCCAGTAAATGATGCAGATGATGATGAAGGTACTCCTCTACCTGCAAGTACTCCTGTACCCGTTGATACGAATGTTGAAGACAGCGATGAAGAGGAGGAAGAAGAGGAGGTCGCACCTGAACCTGAACCTGCACTTGAACCTGCACTTGAACCTGCACCGGCACCTAAGAAGAAGGTTGTAAAGAAGGCAGCACCAGTAGAAGAGGTATCAACAGCAGAACCAGTCACCGCACCTAAGAAGAAGGTTGTAAAGAAGAAGGCAGCTGCCGCATAAATTTATATAATAATAAAAATAGCATACAAAAATGAAAATAAAAAAAGCACAAAATCAATCAAATGAAAAAAGAATTTAACGAAATAACAGAAAATAAAAAAGCAAACAATTACTCAATCACCTAAGCATAAAAAAATCAATATTTTTTATTGGAATATATAAATAATATGATATCAAAAATAATATCATATTAGAAGTCATCTTTTGATTGTAAGAAATCTACATTACAAAGACGGGTCAGGTGCCGGTGAGAAATTAAACAAGGAACACCAAAGGTGTTCCGTTTTAAATTTCCAACGGTGTAAACGTTCATTTATTGTAATTATAATATATAATTATAATAATGCAAATTCCAAAAATATTTGTTCAAACGTCAAGAGCTAAACCAGAACAATATGTTGTTGATATGATACAAAACAAAATTCCTGGATGGAAATATTTACATTATAATGACACAGAAATTATTCAGTTTTTTCAGGAAAACCCCATACTTGAATTACCTTATATTGCTGAAAAATTTTATTCATTTAATTATGGTGAACATAGGGCTGACCTATTTAGATACTATTTTTTATATATTTGCGGAGGCGTATATATGGACAGTGATGCTATGCTATTAGTTAATATTGATACCATTATAAAAGATTATACCTTTTTTTCAGTTAATTCAAGCCATTTTGTAAATACTATTTTTCAAGGGTTTATTGGTTGTACACCCCGTAATCCAATTATCCAAAAGGCATTAATTAATATATATAATACACCAAATGAAGTCGTTATTAAATCATTTCACCTTTTTTGTAGAAACATATTTATTTTTTATCATCAAGATAATGACGAAAATAAAAATTTATACCAAGAACTTAATGAAAATAACCCTGTATATGCACCCGTAATGGATACTAATAATAATGTTGAAATATTACGACATTATTATGCTGATAAAATTATTCCACACGACCTAATAATAACTTAAAATGAATATATACATCCCCCTTTTTTGATATATCATATATATCTGTTGTATTTATTTTTGTGATTCCCTTTTTTGCAAAAATAACTGTTTGACTTTCTATCAACCTTAATGTATTTACTTGAACTGGTAACTGGGTTAAACCACAATTTATACTTATATATTCATTTTTCCATATATCATATATGTCATATTCTACATATATATGAATATTATTATTTTCGTCTATATCTATATTATTTGGTAAATCTGGTAAACAATTTACATATAAATCATTCTTACCATTATCATAGACTAATTCATGATGCCATAATGGTATTATATAGGTTTCATTATTCACTGTTAATTTATACAAATTATTTTCATATAAATCCATTAATGTTGGATTTAATAAAATACATTCATCGTTTTCATTTTTGTTTTTTATTATATTTTCTATATTTACGATTAATGCTTCTGTTATATGAAAAGCATGTTTATATTTGACTAATATTTTATGGGTTTTTATCAATACTGTTTTATCTAACTGTTTTAACATTTCTATTGCCTTTTCCTCACATAAATTTGTTATACGATTTATTATATTATAAAATGCTGTTTGGTTTGATTCATCTTCTAATATCTTCCTGATAAATAACATTACTATGTTTTTATAGGAACCCGACGATACATTCGTGTCATCTAAATTATTATCATCACTATTATAATCGTCATAACCTTCATTTTTTAATACATATTCATATGCATCGTGTATTTCTTGAAATTTATTTGTTGCATCAGGGGTTGTGTTCTTATCGGGATGATATGTTAGAGCTTTTAATCTGTATTGCCGCTTTATATTATCTAATGTTATTTGATGGTTTTTTATATCTAAATCTAAACATACATAGGCTTTTTTTTTATTCATCTTATTCATCTAACTTGTATATTTTTGTTATTATATAAAATACAATACTCTCTAAGTGGTATATCGGTCGATAATTGTTATTATAGTATTTTAAAAATGTATACATGCGTTCTAATGTTTGCGATAATGAATTACCCGTTAAATCACCCGTATTTATAAAATGGGTTATTATATACCATATACATTCTGGTACATCCAGATTGTAAGTTAATATATTATATAGTCCTTCACGTAAATCTATAAATTTTGATTTATCTATCGTACAAATATCATTAATTAATTGATTACATACGATATCAAATATATCTTCTGGAATCGGCTGATTACGTTCATATGTTTGAAATAAATCAAATTGGTTTATCTCTTTCATGTTTAAAATATTTTCGGTGTTAATATCACTTAATTCTTTGATTATACGGGGTTTCGCACCTGATGTTATACCATGTTGGGATATTCGTTGTATAAAATTAGTTTCTGCCTGAGTTTCTGTCTTTACTTGGATTATCATATTGTATGCTTCTTTATTTGGACGCCGCATGTGTATCAAATGACAACTATTTATGATTGATGCTGGTATAAAACTCACTTGTTCTGTTAATATGACGAATTTTATAATAATATTTGTTTGGGAATGGTTATATTGTTGAATATAACTATAAAATATGTCCAGTAATTCTGTGTGAATTTGGTGAAAATTCTTACATACTATTATTCCAACTTTTTCAGGTTTCACTGAAACTATATCTATTATTTGAAAAAACACCTCGTGCCATAATGTCTTGGAATTGCAACCCAATAAAGCCATATCTATTTCATAATGTATATCACTTATACGATAAATATATTCCTGTTTGTCCGTTGCTACTGTTATTCGCTTGTCGTATTTCAAACCTGAATGACTATATTTCTTTAATATTGCCAACATTTGAGAGTATTTTCCTACACCAGATGGACCGTATAATATCAGGTTCTCCAATTGGTATACGTTATTTGGAAATTTTGAAAATGTATCAAATAATTCTGGATGCATATTATATTTTTCTACCGACTGAACGTATTCGTCGAAACTTGATTCATAATATTTCATATTAATATTATGAAGATATATTCTTATACGTTTATACGCATTTGGTGTTTTATTATATCATACTACGCTTAATATCTAAAAATGGTAATGAATTGGAAAAAACCCACAGTGAAGTTATACCCGCACCAATTCCGCCCAGACCGACTAATCTTACCGATGAATTTGATATATATGGAATTGATATATAATCCATCTGTTTAAGATAATGAATAAAATAAAATAACAACGTTATTATTACTGTTATTCCACACCACATCAGTGACGTCATATACATATCATAATATTCCTTGTTTTTTCCACTTAATTTTTTGGGTTCTTCACCTGTTTTTGCGGCGGACTCTCTCTTGTATATGACATAAGGAATTATAAACACCATACCTGATACTAATACAAAAAAGGAAACCATCTTTGCTATTTTAGATACATCTATCTTTTCAGTTGGAGGGTTACTTATATAAGATAATAACACTATAAATGTTGTTACTATGTATTCATTGCAACTTTCATATAAAAATGTAAATAATGATATTATCATGTTGGCTATTTTATCATAAATCATTGATAGCATTTATATTACTTATTATACTATGCATAGATATATTATGCTGATGGAGGTTCTGGTAAATTATACGTTGTACATAACCATTCTACCAATGTTTCTACAGGACACTTTAAAAAACCGTGGGGACATTTCTTGATATTTAAAAACTTTGGCTTTTTCATTTCTGGTGTCCTATAAAACACATATGCACCATATTGACCCCTTCGTATATCCATATGTTGATTCAGTTCTCTTAATACCGATTTTTCTTTCGGTGGTTCTATACATTCTTTCACATCATCCATTGTAAATGTTTCTAAGGTTGCATCTTGCTTTTTTACACTTACCCTATTCTCTCCATACTCTATATACAATCCATATCGTCCACTCTTTATAAATACATCCAGGTTCTCCATCTCACCTATTTTACGCTCCGTTATTTCTACTAATTCTGTTAATGTATATTCACCCGCCTTTATCTTTTCTAAATCTACATCCTTTCGAGCTTGGATATATTCCACCTTTCCATCTTCTAATGTATGTTTTATCGCTGGACCATATTTTTCAAATATATACTCGTATCCTTCTTCTATCGGGTAGGTTTGTTTTGTCACTTGACGCAGCGGCTTTGATTGACTCTTTATTTCCGCTACACAATTACGACATATCTCTGCCCAATCCGTTATTTCACCACTCGACACTTTATCTAACTCATATTCCATGTTTTTTGTATACTCATACGAGAACATCTCTTGATAATACTTCAATAAAAACTCTATCGTTAATATTCCTACCGACTTAATAACTAATTTCTGTTTCTCTGCACCAAATACTTTTTCTGTATTCGTTGTTGTTATCGTTTCGCCTGTTAATTCGTATTCCTCACACATCTTTGTTATCCCTTCTATGTCGGTTCTCTTTACATACTCTCTTTCTTGGATTGTATCTACTATTGTTGCAAATGTTGAAGGTCTTCCTATTCCTAATTCTTCCAACTTGTTTATCAAACTTGCTTCTGTATAATGACGATGCTTATTTGTTACGTGTAACTCACTTTTTATTGTGTTATATTTTACTTCCTCTTTTTTTGCTTCTATGTTCTCCAAATACATTCGTAATGCAGTCAAATTATTTTCTGTATCGGTAGGTTCTCCCTTTTCACTAATTTTCTTCCATCCAAGAAAAGAAGGAATCTCTATTGTATATGTATAATGACTTTTCTTTGGTGCTGTTATTTTTATTTGAGATACATTATATACTGCTGCTGACATGCAACTTTCTACTGAATTGTTCCAGATTAATTTATACATCGTGTTCATTCGTGTATCTTCACACGTTCCTAATGTACGGACGTCTATTTGTGTTACACGAATCGCCTCATGGGGATTATTTGTATCCGTGTTCTCTATTTTATCCAGATTTCCTACATATTTTTCATTGAATTGTGATTTTATATAATTACTTGCCTTCTCCAAATATGCTTTGGAATATTTTGTACTCTCTGTACGCATATAGGTTATAAAACCACCTTGATATAATTTTTGACATATTGACATCGTATCTTTTGGTGACATATGGAGAACATTACTTGCTACCTGCAATAATCTTGATGTATGGAACGGTTTGGGAGCCTCTCTTGTTGACTTCTTATATCCACCAACAGATAACATGTGTTTATGGGTTTTTGACATTTCTAAGAACTCTAATATTTCACTTTTGGAGAACATATCTATATTTAATTGGAATTGTATTTTTTTTGGTAGAAATGAGGCACTTATTTTGTATTTTTCATCCAGTGTATCTGTTTTTTCATTGTGGTTCTCGTATACCAACCGTAATGCTGGACTTTGACAACGCCCTGCAGATAATGAATTCGTTTTATTGTTATACAAATACTTCCATAAATACGGTGAGATCTTGTATCCTACCAATATATCAAGAACTTGACGAGCATGTTGGGCATGTACCACATTCATATTGATTAATACTGGATTTTTTACACATAATTGGATCGCATCCTTCGTTACTTCGTGAAATAATACTCGTTTTGTTGTTTCTATCGGTAACCCGAATTGCATACAGATATGCCAACCTATTGCTTCTCCCTCTCTATCATCATCTGTTGCTATAAAAACGTTAGATTTTGAGAACCTTGAGATTATTTTTGTCATTTCTTCCACATGTTCTCTTTTTTCATTGATTATTGTGAATGTTGGTACAAATGTTTCTTTGGTGTCTATGGATTTTAACCCTTCTATTGTACGAATATGTCCCTTGGATGATATACAACAATATTCTGCACCCAGAAAATGCTCTATCTTTGCACATTTAGATGGCGACTCTACAATAAACAAATACTTGGCTTGGGTGAGATTCGCTGAAGAGATTGTTTGTGAACCTTTTTTATTTGTATATTTCTTGTAATTTTTTGGAGGCATTGGAGAACCTGGTATTAATTTATTATATAATTTTATATTTATACCTGTTTTCATATGTTTTTTAGATTGGGTTTCATAATTATATTCAGGTTCTCTATTACTTGAATATAATTTACTTTTTCTTACGATGATTCTTACGAGTCTTTTAGATTTTTTTGCCTTTCTCGTTTTTCTTTTACCCACGAATATTTTTTGAACGGGTTTTAACCTTGTTGGACTTCTTGGATTTATTAAATTTTCGTGTTGCCATTACTATATATATTTATATAAAAATAGATAGTAATTTATTTTCTGGATTTCTTGGATTTTCTTTTTCCACCCCCTAGATTTTCTCCTATTTTATGTCGTAAATTATAAGGCATTGTCCTATCACCTATATTTCCTACATCTTTTTCACGTAATGCCCATGCTAACTTTGTCCTGTCTTTTTGTCTTTCCAAAAGTTTTGGAAGTTTTTGTTCAATTTCATACTTTTTTAATATTTTTATTACTTCTGGATCTGTATCGTTTTCTATCGCCGCCTCATCTATCATATTTACATGTTCTACACCAAAAAGAGTATAATTTAAATCTATTTCACCCTTTCGTTTTTCAAGCATAAGTTTAATCATGGGAATGTCTTCATTCAATATAGCATAACCTATAGCAGTTACACCAGAACCAGTAGTAGCATTTATATTGGCACCTTTATCTAATAAGAATCTTACTGCAGGTAAATTACCCCATTCAGTTGCTTCTATTAATGGTCTTAATACAACTCCTTCTACACTTGCACCATGTTCCACTAAAAGTTCTAATATTGTTGTAGAAGGTTCAATATGTCTTGCTGCATATATAATAGCTGGAACTGGTTCAGGTTGTTGTACGTGTTCATCTGTAATCATTATATTTGGATTTGCACCTTCGTCTAAAGATATTTTCACATACGCTGCATTTTTTTCTTCAATTACATATCTAAGATGGTCGTCTTTACTATTTTGGTCTACCTCAATATTATTTTGGTCAGTGTTACATTGTCCTAATCTTGAACAAGTGGCTCCACTACCTTTTTGTTTTTTTGAACGTGTTTTTCTAAATTTTGTATTGGATTTTCTTGTTTTTCTTTTTCCACCAGATTTCTTTGGTTTTATATTTTTGGTTCTCATTCCCATTTATATATAATCCTATAAAAATTATGTAATATACAACATATCCAATTCTGGAATGCTTCCTTCATCAAATTTATTTGTATAATTCACTTTGGTAACTTCCAACGTTTTTACTTGCTTAATTACATAATCTTTTTCTAAATTAGATATTCGTAACGTATAGGATAAATATACACTGTGTTCATTTATATTACAGATTATTATATTAAAAAAGCATTTCACGTAACTACTTACATAATATTGTATGGTTAGTGCAGGACTTAACAACAACATTCCATTCATTGTTTGTAACAAACGATATTTTGTATCCTTGTATTGAATGTTTTTAATTGTTTTTGATATTTGCATACATTTGTTTGAATATATTTCTAATTGGTGATTGTTAAATGGAATAGGCATGTCAGGACTGAATGGTTTTAAATGGATATATTTTAACAAATAATGACATACACAATCTGATAAACGACGAATTGGAGAAGTAAAATGACAATACTCTGGAGAACCTACCAAGTCATGGGATTTTACAGAAGATATATACTCCGCTTGTATACCATTCACGATAATTTCGTTTAATAATTCTTGACCCGTTATTCCACTATATACGGTGTTTAACCATTCACTTGCAGAACAGATACGAAATATACCCACGCCTTCAAAATTGATTTTTAAATATTCTCCTACAAAGGAATTTGCAAATATCGCAAACTCTGCAATCATCTGTTTCATTAAAACCTCTGTTGGGGTATCACGGTATAAATACATTGATTCCTCATCATATTTTACATAAGAATTTGATACTTCGTTTAAAATGACTCCTTTCGTTTTCCCACTCCTGATTTCGGTAAGCGCCTTACTTATATTTATTCCATGCATTAATACGTCATTTGTGAAATATAGTGTTCCTGCTTTTGCATAACTCAGTGCATTTTCTGCATCTACTTTGATTTTTGTAAATAATAATCTCACATTACCTATCGGCTTGTAGGTTTCTTTTTGAATTTCTGTCAATATAGTGATTGCCAATTTTTGTTTTCCATACTTATTCACCATTAAACTTGATCTTTCCATTATTTCTTCTGGAATCATATGAATTGGTTTCTTATTTGAAGGATATCGGGTCACTATTCTATTTTCTATGTCTTTCCATAACAATGAATCGGGATTGATATGCTCAGTCGGGTCGGCGATATGTATCGCTAAGTACAATTTGTCGTCTTCGGTATATATACTAAATGCATCATCTGCATCTTCGCACCCAGCGGGGTCAACACTATACGTTGCATATTTCGTCATATCTACGCGGTCAGTTATATTATATTTATGGGGTATATCGTTGTTTTTTAATAATGACGTATCTAATACATTGTCGCGTTTTTTACCATATAAGGGTTCAACTGTTTGCTGATAATAATCCATTTTATATTATTATCAACTACTGTCTAAGTTCTTTCATTTTCGCTTTTTATGAGTTTTTCTTTTTTTTCCGCCATTAAAAGTTAAACCAGCCGTTTCTGCATCTTTAAAACCTGATTTATCATGTTCTTCTTGTCTAGCGTTTGCCTCAGCTAACTCCCAACGACCGTCAACGTTAAAAGCATTACCAGCAAATGGGGTTAAGTATGTTTTATTTTGTATATTCTTTATTCTTTGTTTATCCGTTTTTTCATCTTTTTCGGCATTAATATCTTCTGTTTCTTGTTGGTTTTGTTCCGTTTGTTTTATAATTGAAAATTCGTTGTTTATTTTACCCATTTCTACTTTATATTCAAAGTCTGCGGTATCACGTTCTTTTTGTAATTTAACCATTAATTTGTCTAATTTTGTGTTAGCTGCAGCGATTCTTGGATCATTATCCAATTTTGTTTTTTTGTTTGGGGGGTCGTTTTCATCTACATGCTTAGATTCTGCATAACCAGTATCTTTGTGTAATTGTTTTACATATTCTACATATTTTATAAAAACTATTTCTGCTGCCTTGAATTCAGCATCAGTTCTTTTTCTTATAGCTATAAGCTTAGTTACTGCGTCATTTTTACGAAAAATTAATTCATCAGTTTGTTGTTGTAGAGTTTTTTTATTCATACCTTCAAGTCCTGCTCCTCCTCGTTTTTTTCCTTTACGAATTGTTTTTCTATTATCATTTTTTTTACGAGTTGATTTTCCTCGGGTTTTGTTATTTCGTTTGGCTAAACCTTTCATTATATTATATACGTAGACATTATTGTTTATGATAACAATTTCCAATCTACTGGAAAATCACTACGAATATCTGCACAATGAACTTTACATTGGAGAACCTTATTCTCCATTTCATAAGGTTTCAATAATGTAAAAAATTGATAGAAAAATCATACTATATTGATTTTAACGAATGTAACACCTTATAATACAATGAGCGAATCCCCCCGATATTTTCAATATGCCATAACGGAATCTCAAATGTCCTCCCCTATTAGTAGATACGGTGGATACTATGATGATGATGACGATGTTTGTGATAATTGTAAAACCAATATACCACAACACAGCTGTGACAAGTGCGGAAATGGGATTTGTGATGATGAAGAATGTTCTATGAAATTTCCCCATTATTCTAATACAACATTCTGTGTATGCAGGAGTTGTGTTGATAAAATATCAATGAAACTGGTGTTGCTAATTGATTTGGGGAAATTGAAATTATTGAAAGAAAAAATACGAACGGGAACAACGTGTAATTCAGTGTGTTCATCAAGAACAACCAGCAGGAGTAGTTATAGCAATTATACTCATAGTATTAGCAGTTTAAGTGAGGTTTCAACGCCAGATAGCCATCGGGCAAGGCATAACAGTACAACAAGCAGCAGCAGTGACGAATTTACGGCATTGGTCAAAAATATGACATTTCTTTAAAATAAAAAATTACTATTACTGGTAAGTATGTTAGTAAATTTTTTATTCATTCTTAATATTTACATCACCGTGTTGTTTAATGGGATTTTGTCTCGTTTTTCTTTCCGGTCGGTGTAATAAATATTATATAATACTGATTTAAACATAACTCGCCATATTATATGTATAAACGAAAGGAATATGAATCTATATAGGGTCGTAATTATTGACCGAAATTATTCAAACTATCTTTTTTATCGGGTGGAAGATAAAAAGGAA